GTTCCCACTCTCGTCCCATGTAAGCATAGATGCCAATGAGGAAGTGGAAAACGGTGAGTTGGAATGGACCGCCGTTGTACAGCCATTCATCAAGTGAAGCAGCTTCCCAAATTGGGTAGAAGTGTAGTCCGATGGCATTGCTGCTCGGAACGACGGCTCCCGATATGATGTTATTACCATACAGCAGGGAGCCTGCGACGGGTTCGCGGATTCCATCAATGTCAACAGGTGGTGCGGCAACGAATGCCACAATGAAACAAATGGTGGCGGCTAGTAGGCACGGAATCATCAGTGTCCCAAACCAACCTACATAAAGACGGTTATTGGTAGAGGTGACCCAGGAGCAAAACTGTTCCCAGGAACTCTCCCTTTTTAGTGCAATAGTTGCAGTCATTTAATTAGTAAGTAGTACGTTGTGCCTCCCTCCCACCACAGTAGGAGATTAGAACTTGTACTTCACACCAGCCTTGGTTCCATAGCTGTTGATGGAATCAAACGCAGCAGAGATCTCACCGTAAACGGAAAGTTTCTCGCCAGCAGTAACAGAACCGCCGAGCTTACCAGTAGCAATGGTTTCAGCAGCACCACCATCAGGAGAGACCACAGTGGGACCACCTTGGATGTACCAGCTGGCAGCACCGGCTTCACCTTCAATACCGACGTGGAAGTCAGTAGAGGTGCTGGTGTAATCAGAGCCAGTGAAACCAGAGTTAGCTTCAATGTTGGCGTAAGGACCAGCCATTGCAGGGGCAGCAGCGATCAGAGTTGCAGGGAGGATAGCGAGGAATTTCATTTGTTGATTTTGAGTTTGTTACGTTTAGCAGTTTTAGCGGCGCGTTTAAAGTTAGCAGCCGTGGGTGCGCCTTTAGCCCCAGGCTTTCTCATTTTTTCACCACTGCCAGCAGCGATACGCTTACGCTTGGCGTGGATGTTTGCGTAAAGACCAGGCTTAGCCATTACTTTTTTGTCCCTTTCTTAGGCGGACGACCTTTCTGTGAACCGTAGGTTCCTTTACCTTGAGGCATTACCAGATACCAGGAATGATTTGACCAGTCAGCGCGTAAGCGCCAAGAGCAGCCATGACGCCAAGCATAGCAAGGCGACCGTTGAGTTGCTCAGCTCGTTCGTTGTGTGGGACACCGTAGGGATGATCAGTCATAATGAGGGGTGGCTCTTTAGCCCAGATGTTTGTATCGTTCATTAAAATTCAAGTCCAGAGCGTTCCAGTTTTTCCATGATCTCCATACGATACGCAGGGTCTTGATCATAGCGAGGATCACTCATAGCTCGTACAAGCTCTGCTTGGCTACGGAAGACCTCACGGGATTGTGCAGGTTTACCTTGAATCATTTCACCTTCTACACCCATGTTGTCTTGATAGCGATACTGCAAAGCTTGTAGTGCCAATTTAATAGCTGGAATGTTACCTGTTTCAACCACACTGTCGAAAGCACTGACTTCCTCTTGAGAGAAGTTATCAGCTGCCCAGGAAACCAGTTGCTGATACTTTTCAGCACCACCAACATAGTTCTGGACTTGGTTGATTTCAGCGTCAGACAACTCAACACCTTGAGGTGCTGCAGGTGCCTGTTCTAGAGTATTTTGATAACGGAAGTAAGCTTCGACAAGCTCCTTTGAGGACATCTTGCCGAACTTTTCCATCGTCTCTTCACTGAGTTTACCGTCGTTTTTCGTGTACTCGTCATTGACGTTCCACAGAAAATCTACAGCTTCATCAGTCTCTTCTTCCTTTGGTTGTTCCTCAGGAGTTTCTTCAGGCTCACTAGTTTCTTTATCTTGTGAACCAAGTTTTTGCTGGAGTTCAACGTAAGCTTTCTCAAGCTCTTGTGCGTTCTTATATTTACCAGCCAGGAGTTGTTCCTGTTGAGCGATTAGCTCCTCACCAATGGCAAGGGCTTCAGCTTCATTGGATTCAATAGATTCCATCACAACCGAATCGTTGGTGGAGTCATAGGTCATGATTTCAGCCATGTCTATTCATTAGGGGGAATAATGTCTGCACCCATAACGTTGTTCACAATCTGACCAGCGTTGGGATTTTTAGTAGGATCAAGCATAGGTGCTTTAAGTGCATCAACACCTGCTTGCATCCTAGCCATGTCTTGTTGCTGTTGCATTTCAGCTTGGGCTTCAGCTTGCTGATCCTCCATACTCTTGACAAGGTTCAGTACATCAATACCTTGTGCAGCTGCCAAACGTTTGATAGCTTCATCAGGATTAATGAACTTCATCAGAGCTTCAGGACCAAGTGTCTGAGCGATAGTGCCGATGAATGTGGTAAGTGATTCACGATCTTGGCCACGACCCAAGGCATTGATACCAGCAACAATAGTTGGGTTAACCAGATCCTTAGGAATCTTAGGCAGCTCACCACTACGTTGCAGGACCAACAGCTTACGATCTAGGTAAGGAACCAGGAACTCATTAGTCAGCAGTGAGAACAATCCGCCGAGCTGCTGTTCTAGTTCAAGCTGAGTAAGACGAACTTCTTCAGCTGTAGTTCGTTCTGATTGACGGACGTTAAGTACCAGGAATGCTTCAGCCAAGCGCCGCTCAAGCTGTTGCATCATAGTCATTGCCGTATTGAAGTCAGCAGTCTTACCCACTTGGATAACACCGATGTCTTCTGGACGTCCTTGAACGATCGCACCGTTGCCTGCTTGGGCGATGGTGGCTGGTTTGGTGGTGCTTGAGGGTGACACCACGAAGACTACCTTAGCAGCTGCTGCAGCGCCTTCGACGATGGACTGTGACAGTGCGTTGAGTGACTTCAGATCACCGAGGAACTCCTCGCACCGACCACGACCGTAGCTCTCACCGTCCACAGTGTTGAACCGTAGAACCAGCCAGGGACTTGCATCCTTAGGTGCTTTACCTTCGCTACCTGGGATACGTTTGTCTAAAGCCTCTTGGTGCCACACCCAACGGTTGTTGTCCAGTTTAACATGAGTGTAGATCTCTACGTCATCACCGTGAAGAGATGAACCAACCACACTGTTCGGTACCTTTTCATCTACCATATTTTTTGGTAGAAGTTTTTTGTTGATAAGTTCTTTGGTTACGATCTCAATTACGTTACCGTTGCCATCACGTTCTACAACATAACGGTTCAATGGATAATGCTTAAGACCATCCTTACCCATGTAAATCAGCGCGTTACCACCAACAACTAGATGCTTGAGAGCCTGGTGAACAACGACACGATCACTAGAAGCGGCGATCGAATCCATCACCATACGCTCAATCTTAGCAAAGTTCAAATCCAATTCAGAGCGCATCTCAGCAGGCATCTCAGTGCCCAGCTTGTCGTCACGCAGCTGCAGTTTGAAGAACGTGGTTTGTGGAGGAAGCAGACTAAGCATAAGCTTTGCTGCCAACGTCACAACACCTTTGGCTCCAACTGCTTGCCAAGGTTGGATCAGTTGTTTGAAAGTAGGTCTGATCTCATCACGTTGGATGAGGTAAGGAAGAGTTAGCTCAGAGCATTGAACAGCAATATCAAGAAAGTGTTGCCGGTCACTGGTTAGATGATCATACCGACTACGTGCGTTCATTTGTTTTTAATTTAAGTAGGAATGTTAGTACCGCCTGAACCAGAACCACCAACGTTAAGAGGGATTCTCAGTTGAGCCACACCTTTAGCACCACCAAGAGTGCTTGCCTTTTTAGATTTCTTAGCTTTGATGCCAATAGAACCAAGCTGAGCTTTGCTGGAAACTGGCGGAGGGGTAGGTGCCTCCGGTTTCATGGTTTCCAACATGGCTTTTTGCGCCTCTTGCTGGGCTGCAAGTTGTTTAGCATATGCATCTGCTGCAGCTGCTGCATCACGTTTCGCTTGTTCAGCTTGGTGATGTGCGCTTGGACCGCCACACATAATTAATCTCCTTCGGAAAGTCTAGATGAAACCCAGTCAACAACACTCCGTTGTCCAGAACGATACATGATCTGGTCTAGGTTGGTGCCGGGTTGAGGATTGGTGAGTGGAAAGCGTTCCTCTAGCTCAGCTAGAAGACACTCTACTGTCAGTACATTAAGCGTACTGAGGGAGGTTTGGATTTGCATGTTCAAAGAACGCTGGCATACGTGCTCGCTTAGTTTCAGCAAGCTCAGGAGCTTTGCCTTCATACATTAAGCGATCACTGGAATCCAGCCAAAATTTTTTGTTCAAATATTTATTGGGATTGTTAGCCTTGAGGGGCTGCATAATCCAGTTAATAGTTGCCTTACGAAGTTTATCCAACGAAGGAGAAACCTCAAGGTTGAGTTCACGAGCGACCAAAGAGTTGACAGCCACGTGAACTTGTTCGTCACGAGAGATGTCAGCACTTACCGTGCGTAGCCCGGCGTCACCGTTAAAACGGAAAAAGGGCAACAGCACAAAGAAAATCGCACGTTCGGCAACCAATGCTTTGAGGATCGTGTGATCCGGATGAGAAATCCAAGCGTCCCGGAGCTTAATCGCTTCTGCCTCAGCAGTCGGATCAACACCCAAGGCGTTGGTAATATAACCCAGTGCCAGGTCATGTTTAATTTCGTCCTGGACATTGGATTGTAGGACTTCCCGTGCCAGCTTCGGTACATCGTTGCCAAGTGCATCTGTAATAAATTCACCTACGGGCAGTTCCATGTGGCGGATTGCCAAGGCACGGTAGATAGTTTCTTCCGCACCTTCGACAAGACTACCTGCGGTCGTTTGTACAGGTGTCCAAGTTCTTTTACGTTCAAGTAGTTTTTGATAAGGGTTCATTCGCCGCAATTACAATCAGGAGCAGGGTCATTAAGAAGCGACTCCAGGTAATTATCGACCTCTGACTCCTCCAATGCAGCGTATGCACTGGTCTTGTCTTGAGTGTCACCCATTACCTGAAGCGAATAGTAGAGACTGGTCTGATCGGACTTCAACCAGTCTTCAATAAACGCTTCGTCATAGGTGATCACATCAGACCAACTATTGAAGCTGTAGCCGTGCAGAAGTCCGGTCTTATCAAGCATACGCATGATACCGTCTGCAACTTTTTTA